ATAGAATCGAGAACGTTACCAACATATTCGTTATATTTTATATGATTACCCCTATGTGTAAGTCTATTCTCACGCAAATTACCAATTTCACGCGGCATCATTATTATATTCTCACTCGCGTGGATATCATAGTTTACCTTTTCAATAATTGGGTGACTCTTGAACTCTTTTGGTATGACGTGATGGTCCTCGACGTTACGAACATTCCATCTAAGTTTGAATGTTCGTCGAAGGAGAGATCCGTACCGCATACTATAGTTTTGAAATACTTCTACACCGAGACGCATCATTGAATCTTCCAATTCATCAACTTCTTGCCACGCCGCAAAACACTCTTCTGATGTTCCCGAAACGTAACACTTTTCATCCGCCTCATCGAGTGCTTCCGCGAACCTAAACTGAAGACGCGGGTTCTCAAACGTTTGAAACGCAATATTTACCTTTTTACTATATGTATTTTCAAGAATATTCTTACGTATTTGATTACGTTTATTTTCGGGTGACGGGGGGATAGAAGAAACTCTGATCATTTACTTTTTAACGTGATATATCTTTATACACGTTAAAAAGTAGGTGTGATCCCAGCGGGGGTCGAACCCGCGGCCTCGGCGTTGCATTTGTGTCATTAAAGTCACTTAGGTATACTTAGTAGTGTATAAGCACCGCGCTCTAACCAACTGAGCTATAGGATCATATTCACATATCAACCATAAACTTTAAACCAAATACAACTTTTACTAATCGTAAAACGTATTCCTTGTATTCAATCATTCGTACTCTTTTATTACCTCTTACCTTTATGTTGTTTTGCAGTCGAATGAGACTGTAAATCACTTTGTGATAATTCCATGCTCATTTTTCTACCCGTCTCTATATCGGGTGTGTTTGCCCTTGATTTAGCTAACCATTTGACAATTTTGTGTTTACCATATTCACTATCGGTACTACCACCAAGGTTTGTTCCTATAACGTTTAACCCATTACACACGTCAGGTTTATTTTCTTTATCTGGAAATGTCATGTTAAACGCATCTATAGAATTTGATGGAATATCTGGTGAATCATCTAAAAGACGATCGTACTCTTGTCTACACTTCGTCACAAATACATTAACTTCACCTCTATGTTCGGTTTCTAGTGATAATTCCATCTCAATGTTTCTGTAAAATTTAGACCATTGAACACACATTGATGAATGTGTTTCCATCATTTTCGTACTATTATTAAATTTAGAAACTGATGTAAGTATACCCGCGAGTACGTTTAAAAACGCAAAAAAATATTGAACCGCTATTATTTGTTGTTTTTTTGAATCTGACATGGTTTGATCGTTAGGACTTAAAACTGCAAAGCCACCAACACCTGTGATACTCGATATAATTATACATGGGTACGATAACCAATCATTTTGTTTCTTATAAAACATACGTGAATAATTATGGAGCCATCGGTACCCGGCAGCTTTTTCGGCCCATCCGACAAGGAGTTTTTCTTGTTTTGGACACCAGTGATGTTGTTCTGGTGTATTACCTCCCATTACTCTTTCTTAGAAAATAAATAAGCATATTCTCGTGCCTGTGTATCAACACGCTCGTTGTTTACGTTTCCGTTATGCGCCTTTACCCATTTAATATCGACTATTTCAAATTTACGCATTAACTCAACCATTTTTACCCATTCGTCTTTATTTTTTACGTCACCGCCTTTTGATGTTTTCCAACCGTTACGTTCCCAATTTTTAGACCATTCCGTTAGACCCATGCGTACGTAATTACTATCGGTAAAAATACGAACGGTCATGTGTCCCAATTCTATACACTTTTCTAAAACTTTTATTATTGCAGTCATTTCCATAACGTTATTCGTAGATATATCTTTACCACCTTTATCTTCAATTTTAGGGTCCGTGTTTATGAGATACGCCCACCCACCGGGTCCGGGATTACCCAAACAACTTCCGTCCGTGTACGCTTCGATCATTTATTATATACACAGGTTTAAACTTTATACTTCAACAACGTTTTCTCGTTTATATGGGAACCAATAATAATAACATTTAACAACCGGATTAAACAGTACACATGGACCAAACACAGTTCCAAAAATTATTAAGAATATATAAACACTTTCCATTTATAGAAAAAAAGACTTAAAATTTTAAGTATTTATAATATAAAACATGTTCCATCAAGATTGGGATGAAGTTACCATACACGGTAAAAGTGTTACTAAAGAAAAAGAAAAGGAAAAATACGTCAAGTTCATGGGTCAAGAGATAAAATTACCTAAACGGAGTCAATATTCGGGTAAATCACCGGAACAAAAACTTGACGAAACTGAGTTAGGAACGCACAAAAAAGTCAGTAAAGAAACGGGTTTAACAATTCAACGAGCACGTGTCGCAAAACAGTATACACAAAAAGATCTTGCTAATCTAATTAACGTATCGTCAGATATAATTTCGTCATACGAATTGGGTAAATCAATTCCCGACCATAAAATCATGCAAAAACTGCGTCGTATTCTTGGTGTTAAACTATAATGATTAACAATATGAATGATACATTAGGTAAAAAAATTCAAATGCTACGTATAAAAAGAAGTCATACACAAGTTGAACTTGCACATAGAATAGGTGAAACTTTAGATACTATAAACAAAATCGAATCAGAAAAAACCGAACCAAATTGGTACGTACTCGAAAAAATACAAAAGTATTTTAAGGTTAAACTTTAAAATTTGTTCTAAATTTTAAAATCTAAATTTTATTTGTATATATTTTTTAAATTTTATTTATTTGCTAGTAAACGTTTAATATACGATTAGTTGGAGAACGCGAGACCGCCCATACCGGATTGCACGCGGAGAACGTTGTAGTTGACCGCGAACATGTCGAGGGATGGTGTAGTCATAGACGCTGTGGCGTGTGTCATGTCCTTAAGTTGGACCGCAACTTGCGCGTTGTCAATTCTGGAGAAGTTGCAAGTACCCGTTGGTTGATGCTCTTCTGGCTTAAGCGCAAAGGAATACGAGTAGATCCCTGGCATTGGCGAACCGGAGTGGTGTTGGTATGGTTGCACTTGGTTAAAGTACTTACCGGTTTGTTCCTTGAATCTGTCTTGACCGTTGAGGACCAACTTGAGAGTTTTCAATGGACCTCTGAAAAAACCGTCCTCAATAGCATCTTCAGACCAGGCTTCAATCATACCCCCGGTGCCAACGTGGATCATTGGTCTACCAATGTTAGCGGCTGGGGTCGCGTATTCCATTAATGCACCACTGTCAATAGATGTCGTCATCACAACATCAGCGACATCGCAGTTGGAAGTAAAGTTCCACAATTTTGGATCAGTCGACGCGGTTGGGGCACCACCGTTAACACACCAGACCAATTCCTTGACTGGGTGGTTGTACGACAATCTGACTTGCTTGGTCGCACCGGCAGTGACCGAATCGGAGCCAGTGTGTTGCACTTGCTCGATCAAGTATTCGTGACCCTTTTGCGCGAATCGTCTACGCTCTTCAGTGTCGAGGTAGACGTAGTTACCCCAAACCTTGAAGGAAGACGTAAAGTTGGTACCGAAATCGGACGCCAAGTCAAAGTCGAGTCTGACTTCGTGGTATTGCAAGGCAATCAATGGCAAAGCCAATCCTGGGTTTCTGTTGAAGAAGAAGATGAGTGGCAAAAAGACTTGGACACCGTTAGTTGTATCCGCGACTTGCGAAGAAGTCATCTTATCCCAATTGGCCTTGGCACTGTCCGCCAAGTACAATTCAGAGTACAATCTCCACCATTTTTGGTAGTGTTTGTCGATTCTTTGACCACCAATGGACAATTCAACATCCTTGATCGCACGTTCCGCAGCCCACGCGTGGGAGCAGCCACTGATACCAACCTTGTATTGAAGTTCGCAGTACATGTCACCAATCAAATCACCATTTCTGGCGACCGTGACGGAAACGCGACCAGACGAAGAGGCCGTACCGTTAACAGTTTGTTCGATGTTTTCCATCGCAAAGTTAGTGTGGCGTTTGTAAACCGCCTGGAAGAAAGTGACTTTTGGGTTACCAGTCAAGTAGACATCTTGGGCGCC